TATATATGTTACTTTATTCAATACCTAAATTAAAATTCCTAGATTTTCCTTACAATACCCATATAATGAAAATTTATGGATTTGTATAGAAGGAAATACCTTTGCTATTTTTAATTTAATATTGAATTTTGTTCGGTATGTGTGTTTTTCAGAACACATATCATTATTTCGCCAAGTCTGATTTTGTTTTTAATAACCTGAATAGTGTTATCGTACATTCTTTTGGAGAAAGAATTACTATTCAACGAGCTTTTCAAGCTCATATGGTCTGTAAAGACCTTAAATATTAACTCTCCTTTTGTCAAGTAGTCTTCGGACTATTGTAAATTTTTGTTGCATATTATTTGTTTGCATATTTAAAAAGAAAATAAAATTAAATCTATTCTAGTTGATCAATTCTCTTCATTGAGCGCTGATTGATGATCATGAACTATATTTAGCTTTTGTTTGGGACTCTGAACCCTCCATGAGATATGGCTATTTCAAAATATTATATCTCGGCTTTTGCGTGGTTTAAACCGAAAGTTCACAGAACTTAAATCACCAGATCCTCCTGACAGACGATTTAAAACTCCCGAGTCACTATCCACAGTTCAAAACGGATTCTCTTTTTTACTTACAATCATGAATACAACTAACGCAACAACGACCTATACGAAGTGTGGCAGATATGGCCCACAAATGTACAAATGCTATGAATGTTATTGGATCCAATTGGATTCAGATAAATGCGAAGCATGTGATTCCCTTTATCTTACAAAGTTTTCTCCAAAAAAGAAGAAATATAAAAAACAAAAGGTAACTTTTGTTAAAGCTTTGAAAGAATTAAAGGATGACTTCATTGATAATCTCAATGAAGGATTAACTGATTTCTGCACCGAAGAAATCTATTCTACTGTCGTAGATAAACTGGCATCCGTGCCACAAAAAGTCATCCAATTGATGCCAATATTACAGAGTGCTCCTTACGAGGAGGATTTTGATATTGAAGAATCTTCACCTGAAGATGAAATTTTCGATACCGAAGATGACCGAGTTCTCGGTAATCAAACTATTTTTGATGGAAAAGATGTTACTAAAAAATTCTGGAGTTTTTCAGAAAGTGATTTCTCATTTCTTATACAAGCATCTGAAATATTGAGAAATGGTGTTTCTCAAAAGGAAGCTGAGGCTTCTTTCTTTGCTAAAGTTTTTAAAAAATTTAACTTTGATGACTCAAATTTGGATAAGATTAAACTAATTGAAGATCTTTTCTGTGTTTTTTATTTTGTTTACAAAATGCATTTACAAAAAGTTTATCGTAAAGATGAAAAAGATTGTATTAAATTCACAGATATTGTTGAAATTTGTTTATTAACTTTTAAAATTATGAGTAAAGATAGTTTAATTTCTATCGGAAACAATCAAATTAAAAAATCTATCAAAAAGATTCGAGAAATATTTGGTACTAATGATGAATTTCAATTTGAAGTTCAATCAGCCGAATTTGATTTCAAAACGATGAGAGATTTACTTGATAATTATGACCTTTTTAAAGGTTCTATTCTTGTTAAGAAAATTTACAAATTAAGTATGTACTTAATTTCAAGCTCATTATTTTCTCGCCTTGGTCTCGGTTTATCTGATCTCGGATATAACCAATTTGAACGCGAGGCTATGAAAAAGAAATTTTATCTTGGTCCTGATTTTATCCATTGTTTATTTGATACTGTTATATTTCTCTGTGAAAGAGGATATCAGTGTTTACAAACTGGATCATTTCAATCTTTTCTCTATACTGAGAAAAGTTATGTACAATTTGTTGAACAAGCAGAAATGCTAAAACGACAATCTCGACTTCTACAAAATCCCGAGGCTCATGGTTTTAATGAAAGTTCTTTTCGAGCTGATTTAGATAAAGCTATTGAGAAAGGTGATGTGATTTGCCGATATACGATCAAATTGGATATTTCTGAAAAAAGATTTTTAAGAACATTGACTAATGAATTGCAAATGATTAAATGCGATTTGTGTACTCGTGCAGCAGCTCGAGAACATCGTAATCCACCATTTTCTATATTAGTTAGTGGCGATTCTGGCATCGGTAAATCTACTATTAAAGATATGCTCTTTTACCATTTTGGTAAAGTATGTAAACTTGATACAGATAAAACCTTTTGCTATACACGAAATCCTGTTGCTAAATTTTGGGATGGTTTTACAACCTCTCAATGGGCAATAATTTTAGATGATGTTGCTTTTATGCATCCTAATAAGGCCGCTAGTGGTGATCCATCATGCATGGAATTTCTACAAATTATTAATGCAGTGCCTTTTGTGCCTGATCAAGCTGATCTTAATGATAAAGGTCGTACTCCATTACGAGCTAAATTGTGTATAGCAACTACCAATACTCGAAATCTTAATGCTCATCATTACTTTTCTTTTCCATCAGCAGCGCAAAGACGTTTTCCTTATGTCATTGTGCCTACCGTGAAAGAAGAATTTACTACTGAGAGCGGTATGTTAGATTCTTCAAAAACTATTAATATTCCAGGTGAATATCCTGATTATTGGTTTTGGAGAGTATTACGTATTATGCCAACCAAACGTGGTTTAGCTACGGAAGAAACTATTCTGGAAACAGATGATGTTTGCACTTTTATGCAGTGGTATACTAAAGCTATACAGAATTTTAACCATAATCAAACTGTTGTGGCAGAATCCATTGATAGTTTAAAAGATATCACTCTTTGTGAATTGTGTTACTTACCAAAGAAAAATTGTGTTTGTAATATCCAAAGTGGTGGCGCAGCCATTGCTGGAGCGTATCTTTTACATTTATTCAATTGGTTTATTGTACTACTTTGTTATAATTACACAATGGATTTTTTCAATTACTATGCTAGTATGTTTTCTATATATACGACATTTAGTAATTGGGTTTGGTTTTCCTTACCAGACTCTGTACGCCGTGGAATCCGTTCCATTCGTGCGAGTCGCATTGGGAAAAAAGTTGAAAGATCATTGAATTTTCAGACTTTTTTAACGATTAGTTTTTGGTTAACTTTTGTTTATAAGATTTACAAATTAACTTATAAAAAGAAAGTTCAATCTACTGAAGGTTATAGACCTGAAGCCAAAGAGCGTG